TGAAGATCAGATTGCACAGATTACCGGCCAGCAGCGCGAGTACGACAAGGCGGTGAACGGATGAACGTCCATAACTTATTCCCGCTGCCAGTTGGGTTCTTCCGCCTCGGGCGTGACCTGACCAAGACCGAGCTGGACTTCCTTCTCGGCCAAGAGCGTTATGCCAATCAGGGCAACACGACGAGCGCCGACCGCAAGATCCTGAAGAACAAAGAGATGACAGACGTTCGTGACTTCATCGAAGACGCGATGTTGGAGTACTTCAAGACGGTGCATGACCCCAAGGGCGATGTTGCGCTGTACGTCACGCAGTCCTGGGCGAATTACACCGAGCCGGGTCAGTATCACCACAAGCACGCGCATCCGAACAGCTTTATCAGCGGTGTGTTCTACCCGCAGGCAGATCGGGAAGTGGACAAGATTTACTTTTACAAGAGCGGCTACGAGCGGATCAAAGTCCAGCCCGATTCATGGAATCACTGGAACTCGGAGAGCTGGTGGTTTGAGGTTGGGTCAGGGGATTTGGTTCTGTTCCCATCGCATCTTGAGCACATGGTTGAAACGAAGGTCGGCAACGAAACTCGGATCAGCATTGCGTTTAACACCTTTCTCAAGGGGCACATCGGTGTCGATGAGAGCTTAACTGGACTGGAATTAGGAGAAGACTGATGGCACATTTCGCGGAGCTTGGCCCCAATAACGAGGTACTGCGCGTTATCGTGGTCGACAACAGAGACACAGCCGACGCTAACGGCATCGAGAAGGAACACATCGGCGCAGCGTTCTGTGAGCGCCTGCTGGGTGGCCGCTGGGTGCAGACAAGCTACAACGGCAATAAGCGCAAGAACTATGCTGGTCAGGGCTACACCTTTGACGAGCAGCGTGATGCGTTTATCCCACCAAAGCCGTTTGCATCCTGGTTGCTGGTTGAAGAAACCTGCCAGTGGAAAGCACCGGTCGACGCGCCGACAGACGGCCAGATGTACTCATGGGATGAGGCAACGACCTCATGGAAAGCACAAGAAGCCGCTTGAGGTGAATCATGGACGCTGAACTGCAAAAGATAAAGTTAGACGCTGATGTTGAGCTTGCCAAGCTGGAGGCTACTTCCCCTGCAAAAGAGGTAGCCGGTAAGGCTATCGGCAAGTGGGGGCTGGCGGCTATTGTGTCTATTGTAGTAATCGGCGTCGTCGCTAGTTTGTGGCTGGAAGAAAGCAAGATGGCTGCGGTCATGGGGCTTCTGGGCGCATCTCTGACGGCCTTGATCCAGATGTTGAACAGCATCGCTGGCGCATCTCAGAAAGAAGAGAAGCCTGAGTTTGCTGTCATGAAACAGTTAATTGACAAGCTAGACAAGCTAGATCGTCAGGAGCCTGCCATGCGCGTGGATGTCGAGGACGGCAAAGTCACGGTACGCAAGGGTGACGATATGGTCACTGCCGGAGGAAGATAATGCTGCCACTGCTTGCACCGATCCTGACGCAGCTTGCAGGCGCTGGCTTGCAGAAAGTGGCTGACTCCGTTCTGGATAAGGGCTTGGAGCATGTCGAGGAGAAGCTCGGCATCAAGCTGGAGCCTAACGAGAACGGCGTGCTGGACGACGGCAAGCTAGCAGAGATACAGATGGCTGCTATGAAGCACGCAGAGTTCATGGCAGAGATTGATCTGAAGAACACGCAAGACGCCCGCGAGATGCAGGAGAAGGCGATGGAGAATGCTGATCCTGTGGTGCGCCGGTTCGTCTATCTATTTGCAGCGTTCTGGTCAGTATTCGCAGTTAGTTATATTGTTCTCATCACGGTCGCCGATATCCCGGAGAAGAACATCCGCTTCGTCGATACGGTTCTCGGCTTCATTCTTGGTACGGTGGTGGCTACCATCCTGAACTTCTTCTTTGGTTCTAGCCAGAGCAGCAAGGACAAGACCAAGGAGCTGATGAAGAAATGAAGCTCTCGCCGAATTTCACGTTAGAGGAAATGACGGTCAGCGACTATGCGGCACGGCACGAGCTAGACAACACTCCGCAGAACGAGCACCTGTTAAACCTGAAGCGCTTGGCAGCATTCTTGGAATCGCTGCGAGCGCTGCTGGGTAAGCCAATCAGTATTAACTCTGCCTATCGCAGCCCGCAAGTCAACGCGGCTATCAAGGGCTCGAAGACGAGTCAGCATTGCCACGGTACAGCAGCAGATATTCGTGTGGCTGGGATGATCCCAGACCAAGTAGTCAAGCGTATCATGACGTCAACGTTGCCATACGATCAGGTTATCCGTGAGTTTTCAGATCCGGTGCGTGGTGGTGGATGGACGCATGTCAGCATCCCGAACGCGCCAGACGGCAAGCCTCGGAAGATGGCGCTTATCATCGACAAGAAGGGCACGCGCCCGTACAAGTCAGGTGGGTAAAAATGCCGTTACAGAAACTGCAACTCCGCCCTGGTGTCAACCGCGAGGGAACGACACTTGCCAACGAAGGTGGTTGGTTTGAATGCGACAAGGTACGCTTTCGCTCTGGCTATCCGCAGAAGTTAGGCGGCTGGCAGCCAATCTCCAGTAATACCTACCTCGGTCTTGCCCGCAGCCTGTGGAACTGGGTGACGCTGCGCGGGTATAACCTGCTGGGCGTTGGCACGAACGTTAAGTACTACGTTGAAAACGGCGGCACTTATAACGACATCACGCCGATCCGCGCAACGGCTACGCTGACCAATCCGTTTACGACTGTCAGTGGCTCCAACATTGTGACCGTAACGGATACGGATCACGGCGCGATTGTCGGGGACTATGTAACATTCTCCGGAGCATCTGCTGTAGGTGGTTTGACGTTGAACGGTGAGTTTGAAATTCTGACCGCCACCACCAACACGTACACCATTCAAGCCTTAACAAATGCAAGCTCATCTGCGACGGGCGGTGGGACAGTTACAGCGGAATATCAGCTAAACGTAGGTTTGCCGATTTACGGTTCCCAAGCCGGTTGGGGCGCAGGTTTGTGGGGTGGCTTTACCACGGGTACAACGCAGACCATATTAACTGCTGGCATCAACTCGTCAAACACGAACGTCACCGTTGCAACCACTACAGGATTTTCGAACGCTACTGGCACCATCCTGATGGATCAAGAATTAGCGGTCTACAGCGGTAACACGGCGACTATATTTACTGGCACAACACGCGGCGCTAACGGCACAGTAGCCACAAGTCATTCTGCTAACACAGTGGTGTACAACGCCAACTCGTTTACTGGCTGGGGTCAGTCAGCGGCGTTTGGAATTCCGCAACAGTTGCGTCTTTGGTCAGAAACTAACTTTGGTGATTATCTAATTATCAGCCCGCGCGGCGGTGCGCTGTACATGTGGGTGCCTGCCTACACAGGCGCTGGTAGTTTGTTGTTTACGAACAGGGCAGAATTGCTTTCTAGCACCAGTTCTGGTATTTACCAGACCGACACAAGTTGCCCAACCATAGCCAACTACGTGATGGTTTCGGACTCGTCCCGTTTCGTTATTGCGTTTGGGTGCAACGATTACGGTTCAACTGCGCAGGACCCGATGCTGATCCGCTGGTCAGATCAGGAAGACTACCAAGTGTGGGCACCGGCTGTGACTAACCAAGCAGGTAGTTTCCGCTTGTCTTCGGGTTCTACGATTGTTACTGCGCAGCAGACTCGTCAGGAAATCTTGGTATTTACCGACGCCGCAGTATTCTCAATGCAGTATCTTGGGCCACCGTTTGTCTGGGGCTTCAACATCCTGTCCGACAACATTTCCATCGCTGGGCCGAACGCAGTAGCGACGGCAAACAACATTACGTACTGGATGGGCACGGACAAGTTCTACGCCTACACCGGTCGTGTGGAAACGCTGCCATGTGCGCTACGCCAGTTCGTGTTTAATGACATCAACCTTGAGCAGTCGTACCAGTTCTTTGCTGGTACTAATGAGGGCTACAGCGAAATCTGGTGGTACTACTGCTCGGCCAACTCGACGGTGATTGACCGCTACGTCGTATACAACTATCTGGATCAGGTGTGGTACTACGGCACGTTAGGACGCACGGCATGGCTAGACAGTCCGCTGCGACAGTATCCGATGGGCGCTACCTATAGCCGCACGATTGTCTTCCATGAAAGTGGTAACGACGACGTTGAAGTAAGTGGACAGGTCAGGCCAATCAGTTCGTACATCCAGTCATCTGACTTTGACATTGGCGACGGACACAACTTTGGATTCGTCTGGCGGATGATCCCGGATATTACGTTCGACGGATCGAGCACACCTTCACCTGCTACACCGGAGGTGACGTTTACCGTGCGGCCTCGGCAGAACCCTGGTGCGCCTTATGGTGTAGCAGATACGCCGACGGTGGCCTCTACGCAGTCATATAACGGGGTGCGTTACTACACGGTTCAGGAGTTCACGGAGATTGTGTACACCCGTTTACGCGGGCGGCAGATGGCATTCAAGGTGAGTTCGAACCAGTTGGGTTGTGCGTGGCAGCTCGGTGCGCCAAGAATCGACATCAGACCTGATGGACGTAGGTGATGGCTAACGCCACCATTACTAACGCGCTGATCGTGCCACCAGTCCCGGCCTTACCGCTGGGTCCGGTGGACTACAGCCGTGAGTATCAGGATCAGCTGAATCGAGTCCTGCGCCTGTATTTCCAGCAGCTTGGCGGTGCGTTTGCTTCGTTTACGGCAGAGTCAGGCGGCAGGTTTGGCAGCATCCCATGCGGTTCTTATTTTTCTAACCAGACAACGACACTAACGGCTAACGTTGTTACGGTAATAACTTTAAACAATACTGATGCCAACGCCACCATAGCGACGGCGCTGTCTAACGGGAGTGTGCAGGTAACGTATCCTGGCATTTACAACTACCAGTTCAGCGCACAGTTTGAAAACGCCGACTCACAGGCGCATGACGTTGAGGTGTGGGCGAAAGTAGACGGCACTGATGTTTACGAATCAGCAACACAATTAACGATACCGTCCAAGCATGGAAGTCGCAACGGCGCAGCGGTAGCAGCATGGAACTTCTTCCTTGTGGCAGAAGCCAACAGCGTGTTTGAGTTAGTGGCGGCGGCATCGCATCCTGACGTGAGATTAGCTGCATTGCCTGCTTCAACAAGTCCATTTGTACGCCCGTCTATACCGTCGTTAATCACGACAGTTACCTTTGTTTCGCGGCTACCCACATGATACGATTGACAAAATTTCTTGAAGGTGCGCTATGAGCCTCCACACCCTAGCCCAACACTTACAGAGCGCAGGTAGAGGCGAGGATAAAGTCCTTGTCCACATGACGCCGCGCGAAGTTCAAGGCTTGCAAACGCTTGCCATGGCACATGGCGGTAGTCTGACCATCAACCCACAGACGGGCTTGCCAGAGGCAGGGTTCTTGTCAGCCATCTTGCCGATGGTAGCTGGCGCGTTCTTAGGCCCAGCAGGCATGGCTGTTCAGTTTGGCGGTATGTCTAGCGCCATGTCGGCAGGCTTACTGACCGCAGGTATCGGCACCCTTGCTACCGGCAGCCTCGGCAAAGGTCTGATGATGGGTCTGGGTGCGTACGGCGGCGCAGGCCTCGGCCAAGGATTACTGGGTACAGCAGCAAGTCGTGCGGCAGCAGCAGCACCAAGTGCGGCGGCAGCGGCGGCTCCAAGCGCAGCAGCATCGGCAGCGCTGGACGCTACCAAGATGGGTGTTATCGGTGCAAATCCTGCTGGTGTGTTGCCACCTCCCGGAGGAGTATTTAGTGCGGCTCCGGCAGGCGGTACGATGGTTGGCGGCAACTTTGTTCCTACGCCAACTGTGAGTGCTCCACCAGTACCCGCTCCAACAGTAGCAAGCGCAACCTCTCCTTTGGCGAATGTTCCTACTACGGCAGGTACAGTTGGCGTGCAGCAAGCAGTTCAGCCAAAGTCTTGGATTGATGTTGGCAAAGAAAACATCGGTAAGTTATTTGCTGGTGGAGAAGAGGGCGCAGAAAACCGCAAGAAGTTCTTAAGCGAATACGGTATGCCGCTTGCTGCTAGCGGTGCAGCTATGTACATGCTGTCGCAGGATGAGCAAAAGCAACCTAATCTGATGCAGCAAGGTGCGCCGATCCGTCCTAGCCGCACGTACACTGGCGAGTACAGTGCTAGTGCGACTCCAGGACTGTCGGGCGAGCGTCAGTACACATTCTTTGCAGATGGCGGCCTAGCTGATCTGCCGGTAGAACAGATGTCACAACAAGCATCTACCGGTGCAAACACGAACTACCCGATGGCAAACATCCGTCCGTATGGATATGCCGTGCCACGTAACGTGCCGATTTCGGAGAACGTGGTCAAGCCTATGGATTACCAGCGTACGGATCCGTACACGGGTGAGCAACAGTTTGCTGGTGGCGGTCTTGCTGCGCTGGCGACAGGCGGTTTTATATCCAAGCTAAAGCCGGTGGCTAAACCAGCAGAGCCAAAGCCAAAGTTGCAGAGCACAACCAAGATCGATAAGCAGATTAAAACGCTTGAGAAATATAGCGATCTTGAAAGTTTTCAAAATCAAGTAACCGACTTAAGATCGCAACTTGCTGACTTGAACAAAAACAAAAAGGCAAATGCCAAGCCGATTGCAAACATTACTAGTCAGCTAAAAACCGCAGACGCTGCGTTAAAACAAGCCAAGGCATATCAAGCAAGTATTGCAGCTCGTGACAAAATGATTGCAGCAAATGATGCTGTTACGGCAAAGGCGCAGTCGGCTTATGACGCGGCGATGAATCAGTACAACGAATACCAGGACAAACTGGCAGCAGAGAAGCAAGCATGGAAGGATGAGACTGGCCGTAAAGCTACTGGTGTACAGACGTTGCGTCCGCAGGCTTACGATACCGCAGAGAAGATTCAAGAAAAGATCAGAGCACTACAAGATCAAAAGAATGATGTATTAGCAAAGAAAGCCGCAGGTCCCGTAGGCAAAGTTGCACAAGAAGGCGTTGCCGCTAACATAGATAAACAAATTGCCGCGCTTAACGCACAACTCAAGACCGCAGGCCAGTACAAACCATTAACCGCTTTTGCTTATGACAGCAAAACCAAGCGACTGATGGAAGAAAAAGATATCAATGATATCTTCCAAGACGTTGCTGGCCGTCGTCCAACAGCAGCAGAGATGCAGACTTTACTTGGTACTGTAAACACGGACGCTAACATTGCAAAATTTGCTTCCAAGTTACCAGATGTGACGGCAAAGATGTCGTACACCGACGATGACTATCGTGAAAACTGGCAGTACTACACAGGCAGGGAACCTACTAGCGGTGAACTTGCTGCGATGAAAAAAGCCAAGTTGACTAACTTTAATCAGTTGCGCGACTTCATCAAAAAACAACCAGCGTTTCTTGAGAACATCAACAAACTTGGGTTGGAGTCTGTTACCGCAGCAAATAAGTTGCCCATCGAAACTATCTCCACTACCTTCCGCGACTTGCTTGGCAGACAGCCGACAGCAGAAGAGATTGATAAGTATTCCACAGGTCAGACACCACAATCTTTGGTTGCTGCGATCAAACAGTCAGAGGACTACAAGAAGAAGTTTACGCAAGGTTTGGTGCCAGGGCTAAGTTTTGAAAAATACGCACCGGGCACTGTGCTTGAGTACACGCCTACCCAGCAGGCGCAGACCGGCCTTGGAACTATTGGCGGCCTGATGCCAACACCGTCAGGTCTACAGACTCCACAGACTCGTGGCGCTGTAACTATTCAGGGTGCGATGCCGCTGAACCCAACATTCCAAGAACAGCTTGGATTGCAAACGTTAGCAGCACAAGCCGCAGAAACTGCGCCTGCGCTACAGCGTGGCTTGCGGTTTGATGTACCAACAGCACAGCCAGCGCCGGGTCAGATCATGCCTGGATTGATGGGCTTGCCACAGTTGCCGCCACCGCCACAAGCCCAACCGCAGAACTACGAGCAGCAGTTGGCAAACATCGGTGAGAAACAAATCCAGCCTGCGGCAGCGCAGCCTGCTGTGCCGGGACAGCCAGCGGTTGTGCCAGTAAACGAGGCAGGCATTCCGATTACTGCTTTAGCTAACACAGCGCCTGTTACAACAATGGCGATGGGTGGCTATGCAGGTGGTGGGTATCACTTGGGTGACTACTCTGATGGTGGACGTTTACTGAAAGGTCCGGGCGATGGAGTATCTGATTCTATCCCTGCTTCTATTGGCAACCGGCAGCCTGCTCGTCTTGCTGATGGTGAGTTTGTAATCCCAGCGCGTATCGTGTCTGAGATTGGCAACGGTTCGACAGATGCGGGTGCACGTAGACTGTACGCGATGATGGATAGAGTGCAAAAAGCGCGGCGTAAGTCGATAGGTAAAGGCAGGGTGGCAGTAGACAGCAAGGCAGAGAAGCTACTGCCTGCATGAAGTTAGATATTGCGTTAATACCCTACGGCAGCATAGCGGGTGCGATACCTGCGATCATGCCGTACTTGGTGGAATCGGCAACAAGGAGTAGAGGCAGATCGAGTGTTGATGACATCTTGGGGTTCTTGTTCTCCGGTCAGATGGCGCTATGGATAGTCTATGACACGGAGAGCCAAGAAGCTCACGGGCATTTCATCACGGAAGTAAAGCAGTATCCTCGCTGCAAGATGTTGGTTATTCAGTACGCGGCTATGTTGCCGAACCACATGCAGGAGATAGAAGATTTGATGCAGCAGTATGCTGAGACGTATGCAAAAGATTTTGGCTGTCGAGGCATAGAGTTTGTTGGCAGACCGGGTTGGCGGAAACATGCAGAGCGATATGGGTATACCGCGCAAAGCGTGACATATCAAAGATTTTTTGAGTAGAGGCTACTATGAGCCGTATATCTTTTGGAATGATGGAAGCCGGATTCGTCCCCGGCGACTTGCGTGCTTTCAAAGCAGAAGGCGGCAAGATAAAACTGTATGACAGTGGTGGCGGCAGTAGCCAGCCGACTTCTCAAACGGTAACGCAATTAAGTTACCCAGAAGAATACAAGCCGATGCTTACGGAAACTGCCGGACGCGCTCTGGCAGAAGCATCACGGCCATACACCCGTTACATGGGTGAGCGGATTGCAGGCTTCGACCCATTCCAACTAACAGCACAGCAGGCGGTAGCCAACCTTGGTCCGGCGCAGCAGCTTGGCCCAGCATCACAGTTTGCGACGGCGGCTGGCCTGAAGGCTGGCGATGTGCAGTACTCGCCACAGCAGTTTGGTACGGCTAGCTTCACTACACCTGGACTAGCTGGTTTGTACATGTCACCGTACACGCAGAACGTCATCGACATTCAGCAGCGTGAAGCCCAGCGTCAGGCAGATATTGCTGGTCAACAGATGAAAGCACAGGCTGTTAGTCGTGGCGCGTTCGGCGGCAGTCGTCAGGCAATCATGGAAGCAGAGGCTGCTAGAAATTTAGCGCAGCAGAAAGCGGACATTCAGCAGCGCGGACAGCAGGCAGCGTTTGAGCAAGCGCAGAATCTGTACGGCACCGAAGCGGCAAGAGCGCTACAGGCACAGCAGGCTACAGAAGCATCGCGTCAGTACGGTGCTGGTTTGACTATGCAAGGATTGCAGACACAGTTGCAAGCAGCGCAGCAGTTGGGCGGGTTGGGTGCAGAGCAAATGCGTCAGCAGCAAGCACTGGTTAATGCGTTGCAAGGAGTGGGTACGCAGCGGCAGGCGTTGCAGCAACAGATGCTTAACCGCGATTATGAAGACTTCTTGGCGCAGAAACAGTACCCGTACCAGCAGATTGCGTTCCTGACGGAGATGCTAAAAGGTATGCCGCAGCAGACTACGCAGCAACTTTACCAAGCTCCACCATCTACGACAGCACAAGCTACCGGTGCGTTGACAGCGCTGTATGGTGCAAATAAATTGTTTAGCAAAGAAGGCGGTTTGATGTCTAGCTACGCAGGCGGCGGCCTAGCTGACCTAGCGGTCGATCATCTGGCAAAGGGTTAATCATGAAGCGCGATGACTTTGGTGTGCGGATAGACGAGATCCGCCAACTTGCCACCAAGTACAGCAAGCCTGACTTGGCACGTATGGTTCAGATGGGAATGATTGAGCCGCAGAAGGCGCTGATGGCGGGCATGATGATTGATCGCATCGCCAAGTCTGCGATGGAGCCGCCGCAGTCTACGGTCGCGCAGGACGTGCTGGGTCAGCAGCCTACAGCGGCACAGGGTCAACTCCCTCCTGGGATTATGGGTGCGCCTGGCGCGCCGCCTCCTAGTGCAGGTGTCGCAGCGTTGCCAAGTGGGATTGCCGAGATGGCAGGCGGCGGGATTGTCGCGTTTGATGAAGGCGGCGAAGTGCCGGGTTATGCCGATGGCGACCTTGTGTCTGCAAGCGATGTATTCCGCAGAGGTTTGGCAACACAGCCGGGTGGTGAAATGCCTGCCGTGCCTGCTGCGCCTGCTGGTGCGTCTGCATTGACGCTTCCGGGTGGTTTTAAATTCCGTGACTATGCTGCTATCGCTCCAACTGATATTAAGTCGGAGCTTGCCGCTTTACGTGAGGCAGAGCGCGAGGCTGGCGTTGACACGGATATGTACAAGCGTATGCGTGAGGAAGAGTCAGGCCGCCGTGAAGAGCTGAAGAAGCGTCGAGAAGAAGCCAAGGGCGAAGCGCTGTTGATGGCAGGTCTTGGTCTTATGGGCGCTCGTCAAGGGCAAGAGTTCCAAACGTTGGCCGATGTTGGCCGTCAGGCTGTGCAGCAGTATGGCGCATCTTTGCGTGAGATTCGGGATACTGACAAAGACATCAAGAAGACCGAGCGCGAACTGATGATGGCGGAAGATCGTGCCAAGCGCGATATGTCTGGCAAAGCTCTGTCTCGCGTTCAGGCCAAGGAAACCAAGCTGGAAGAGCTGCAAGTTCGTCAGACCGATCAGTACAACAAGTCAGTTGAAAAAGCATCTGATCTGTTTGTTGAGCAGTACAAAGCAGACGAGGCGGCTAAACGTTCGCTGGAAGTAGCGAAGATGAATGGCGACTACCAGTTGGCCGTTGCCAGAATTCATGCTGCTTCCGCTAACCGGCCTGGAGAAACAGAGCGCTTATTAGGCAGATATCACAACATTCTTGCAACGCAGGGTGCCGAAGCAGCCAACAAGTTTATGAATGAACTTGGTATGGTTCGTGGTGTTGGCAAGCCGCAAAACACCATGAGTTTTGAAGAGGCAATGAAGATTGTTTCTAACGATGTGAAATATGCTGGTAAGACGCTAGAAGAAAAGATGGAGCTTGCCAATCAAATTGTTCGCTCCCAGCCCGGCCTGTCATCGGGCGCTACGCCGACGAGCGGCGCTGCTGCGGGAAATCGTCCAAGTCTTTCATCGTTTGATAAGCGCTAATGGTGAGCTATGGCATTTGACGTAGAGGGTGCGCGCAAGGCTGGTTATAGCGAAGCTGAAATCGCCAACTACCTTGCTTCTCAGAAGACCTTCGATATTGCTGGCGCACGTAAAGCTGGCTACGGAGATCAGGAGATCATCGGTCATTTGCTTGGGGTGCAAAAACCCAAAGATCGCACATACCTTGAAGCCGCCAAGGACGTTGGCGCTGGCGTAGTCTCTGGCGTTGGCGCACTGACGCAGCTACCTGGTCAGCTATACGGGCTGGCTACGGGCGACTTCTCCGACACAGGTCTGACCAAAGTTGGCCGCGAGATTCGTGAAGCTGGCGAGGCCATGAAGTCAGAGGAGCTGAAGCGCCGTGAAGCCGAGCGTGCAGCCAAGATCAAAGAAGCAGGCAAAGAGGGCGAGTTCAAGGCGGGCGTCACCGCCTTTATGGAGACCATCAAGGATCCAGCCCTGCTATCCAACTTCATCGCAGAACAAGCGCCCAATCTGTTGCCAGGTCTGGCTGTGGCACGCGGCTTGGGTATTGCAGGCGCTGGTGCTAGGACTGCCGTATCTGGCGCTGTCGGCACAGGCGCGGTGCAGCAGGGCGCTGATGTTGGCGCTGGCACATACGAACAGCTATACAAAGAGATGGTCAGCAAAGGCGTGTCCGAAGAGGAGGCTGCTGGCCGCGCTCTTGGCTACGCTCGTGCGACGGGTGCAGGTGCTGCCGTTATATCGCTGCTTGCACAGAGATTACCAGGCGGTCGCGCTATTGAAGAAGCGATGGCGAAAGTACCGGTCAAGGGTGGCAGATTTGGCGCTGCATTCAAAGGCGGCGCGGGCGAGACCGTCAGCGAGATGATTGAAGAGGGTGGCGGCAAGATTGCACAAAACCTAGCAGGGCAACAAGTCGATCCTACTCGCAGCATCACAGAAGGCTTGGGCGAGACGATGGGTATGGCTGCCGTCGGCGGCCTTGGCCTCGGCACTGCTGCTGGTCTGACACGTGGACGAGAAGCGCCACCACCAGAAGCTGCACCACCAGAAGAACCAGCAGTACAACCTGCTGCTGCGCCGGTTGAACCAGCGCCCTTGGCAACGTTGCCAAGAACAATTGAAGAGCCTAGTGCTGCTGCTCCAACGCCGGAGCCGCCTCCACCCCCGCCACCAGGAATTGCGCAGCCGCCAGAAGAAGCAACCAAGGCGATGCAGAATTACTGGGAAGGCAAGCCGGAAGATTTTGGTTTGTCGTTGGCCGATATCCAAAACCGTGATCGCACCAAGCCCGCATCTATTCAGCAGATGATGAGCATCGCTCGGCAGCCGGACTACAACCGCCTATCTGTTTCCAGAGATTTTGGTGCGGGCGCTCCGGTGGTTATTAGTGATGTGCAGATTGATGAAAATCAGTTGGGCCGCGTTGACGTTGTATCTGCGTCTGACGGCACCAAGATTCCTGTGCAGTATGCGGTGGTAGATGCTCGTGAAATCACGCCTAGCAACCGCGCTGATGGCACGACCGTTGAGCAGTACGCTGATCCGGCATTCGAGGGCATCAGACCGGTGGCTGGCAACGGGCGCATAGCTGGGCTGCAAGAGCTGTATCGCAGCGGCCCGTATACCGACTATGTGCGCAGCATGATAGAAGATCAGGCGCACGGCGTTGAGGCAAGTGTGATCGATGCCATGGAGCAGCCCGTTCTCGTGCGCATCATGCCCAAGTCGTCGCTCACGCCCGACATTGCTGACAAGAGCAACGTTGGCGGTCAGCTAGGTATGTCGCCCACCGAACAGGCAAAGATCGACATGGGCAGGTTTGATCTGCAAGGCATTGAGTTCCTCACAGATGGCAGCCCAACCATCGCTTCTCTGCGTCAGTTTGTTGCCTCGATGCCCAAGGAAGAGCAGGCGCAACTAATGAATCGCCAGGGGCAGCCTACGCCGTTGGCACAGACTCGCTTGGCAAATGCGCTGTTTGCTCGCGCTTACGAGAACGATGCGCTGATTGATTTGTACGCAGAGACCACTGATCCAGAGGCGTTGCAGATACTGCGCGGCATGGCGATAGCAGCGCCTGCTATGTCCAACCTACAAGGTTCTGGTGACTACGATGTGCGCAACTATGTGACCAAGGCCGCAGAGCTGGCGGTCAACGCTCGGCGGCAGGGTAAGGATCTGGGCGAGTACATAGATCAGGGCGACATCGAGATGGATCCGCTGACCCGCGAGGTGGTCAGCATGTTTGCCGCCAACAAGAATGCGCCGCGCAGGATCGGTGACTCCTTGATTGAGCTAGCAGCAGAAGCCAACAAGGCTGCGGCACAAGCAACCGCAGAGCCAGATATGTTTGGCAACGTAGCTGTAGCCACACCGCTGGAGAATGTGTTTGGCGTCTTGCGCACAGAGCCTAGACCACCAACCAAGCCCAAGAAGCCAGCCGCACCCAAGCCGCCAGAAGGGGTGCCAACTCCGCCGGATCAGCAGACATACACCATTGAAAAACCTTTGGAGCAGATTGCTCAAGAGGTGGATGGCATGGATGTTGTGCAGCTTTCCAACTGGCTGGTAAAGAACGCGCCCAACAGCTTTGCCAAGACAGTGGCAGAGGCTGTGCGTAGCCGTGTCAAGCAGATGAATGATCGCGGCATTCAGATGAGCTTTGGCGTCATCAAGGGCAGAATGCGCCGCAAGAATACCTACGGAACGGTAACGCCGGTTCCTGTTGGTCTTGGGCAAAGCCCAAAGTACGACGTACGGGTCAACGGCCCTAACGTACCAGGTCAGCAAGAAAAGGTAGTCGGCACCAATTACCGCACGCTGCTGCACGAGATGATCCACCTGGCGACGATGGGGCAGCTCTACATCTCAAGGCAGACGGGTAAGGCTAGAGGTGGTCCGGTAGGCGATCTGGAAATCCTTCGCAAGTTCATCATGAAGAAGGTGAGGGAAGATCGTGCTGCTGGTAGGCCAGTGCCAGCCAAGCTCAACACCAAGCAAATGCTAGCCAACATCGATGAGCTTGTTGCGTATGGCATGGTTGAGATCGAGATACAAAAATACCTGGCTGGTATCGAGTACAAGCGGTCGAACGGATTCAAAGTATTTGTCGAAGCTATCCGCAAGTTACTTGGCATTAACAAGAATCAGCAGAGCGCGTTAGAGCGATTGGTCGCGCTGTCGGAAGAAGTGTTGACCACGCCAATCCAAGACATCGACACCATGTACAAGATGGTGGGGCGGAAGTTTGAAAAGGAAAATGCGAGAGATACGCGCACATCAGAGTTCCGCAAGTGGTTTGGCAAAAGCAAAGTTGTGGATGAAAACGGTCAGCCGCAAGTGGTATATCACGGCACCGTTGTTAATCAAATAAAAGGCGAAAAAGAAATAGGCAACATTTACGAATTTGATCGCCTCTTCTCTACGAACGTCCGCGCCCCATCAATTGATACGGTAGGTATATGGTTTAGCACAAGTCCGAGTGAGGGCGGCGCTGAAATGTATGCTGGCAAAGCTCCTGGAAGCGTGCTTTATCCAGTGTATTTATCAATTAAAGATCCGCACACCACAACGTTTGAAATGATGCTTCGTCGCGCCAGATTATTAGAGAATGGCGTGGATGATGGGCGTAGGATTGGTGAAAAGGAAGTTAATGCTTATCGCAAGTGGCTTAAATCCATGGGCAAAGACGGCATTCATATCGTCAATGATCCTGGTGCGCCAAGCGGTTCAACAGAGTTTGCCCAACAAGACGCTTGGATTGCACTTGAGCCCAATCAAATTAAGTCCGTCTTTAACAAACGTCCGACAGAAGCTCCTGGTATTTTGGAAGAGCGAGAAGAAGAGCCGACAGTTACACAGAAAGCAAAAGCCGCTGCACAGAAAGCGTTGCAGAAGCGCACGCTGAAGAAGAGCCAGTTCGATGGTGTAGATGATGATCTGTACGCAGCTCTGGAGCCTGTGTTTGCACCAGAGAAGAAGACCATCATCGACAAGATAGATGGTATGCGCGATGGGTTCTGGCAAAAGCTGGCGCAAGGTGTGGCTGACCAGTACCGCTCGATTAAAGACATCAGCGAAGAAGCCTACATGAAGGCCCGCATGTCGAAGACTATCGACGGTGCGCTGGAAGGGATTCTGTTCAACGGTCAGGTCAAGCTAACCGACGGCGCTCTCGACATTGCTCCAAACACCAAGGGCTTGCTCAAGGTGTTGGAGCCTGTGGGTAATGAGGTAGATCGGTATCAGATATGGGTAGCGTTGCAACGTGATGCGCAACTGGTGGCGCAGGGTAAAGCGCCATCTGTAAACCGCGAGATTGTTGCGCGACGGGCAGAGCTAGCCGCAGGCAAGATTGGCAACAAGTCTAGGCTTGAGGTGTACAAGCAGGTTCAGAAGGATATGAACGAGCTGAACCGCTCGGTGCTGCGCATCGCTTACAAGCAGGGCATCATCGACAAAGAAGCGTTCAAGGTCTACAGCCGTGACATCAACTACATCCCGTTCTACAAGGTAATGGATGAGAACGGTGACGTGCAGGGCGCGGCTACCAAGTCGGGGCTGATTAACCAGTACTTCTCGAAGGCGCTGAAAGGTGGAGAGAAACCATTCGGCGATCTGATGGAGAACACGCTGCGTAACTGGAGTCACATCCTGTCTGCGTCCATGAAGAACGAGGCTGCTAATGCCACCGTCCGGGCGGCGATGGATTTGGGTGGTGCGTATCCAAACCTAAAGGTCGGGCTGGAGTGGCGCGATGGCAAGGTCTACAGCAGCAAGTCAGGCGAGTTAGTCAACGACGGCAAACTAAAGCCAGAGTTCACCACCAGCGGCAAGGGCATGATCAAAACTATGATCGACGGCAAGCCTGCGTACTTTGACATCGTGGATCCGATGCTGTTGGAATCCATCATGTCTATCGGATACATGGGTCCGCAGTCCAAGTTTGTTGATGTTGCTCGTGACTTCAAGAACATGCTTCAGTTTGGCGTCACGCTGTCTCCGGCGTTCAAGATTCGCAACCTGTTCCGTGATTCGATCTCGGCTATTGCTGTTACTGACCTAAAGAAGAATCCGTTTGCCAACGTAATTCAAGGCTGGACCGAATCTGACCGCAACAATCCTGCGCATATCTCTGCACTCGCGGGTGGTGCGATCTTTAATTTTGGATCTGCATATGAAGGTGATCAGGCCAAGTTAATCAAGCGCCTGCTTGACAGTGGCGTCAAGGGTGAAACCATCCTTGATAACGAGAAGAAAATCGAGGCTGGATTGCGTACTGCATGGCGGGCATATCAGGACTGGGGTAATAAGTCTGAAGCAGCTAACCGTATGGCGTTGTACAAGCAGTTGAAAGAGCAGGGCTACAGCCACCTGGAAGCATCGTTCTACGCCAGAGATATGCTGGACTTCTCGATGCAAGGTTCATGGCCTACCTTCCGCTTTCTGACGCAGGTAGTTCCATTCTTGAACGCTCGTGTGCAGGGTCTGTACAAGCTAGGCCGTGACGGCATCATTCCGACTAGCCGAGTAATCTACAACACGGCCACAGGTAAGCCGATTGAAGCTACAGACAAGCAGCGGGCAGAGCAGTTCAGCATCGTGATGGGCGCGGTCGTGCTGGCGTCCATGATGCTGTACCTGACATTCAAAGATGACGAAGAGTTCAAGAAGCGAGAGCAGTGGGATCGTGACAACTTCTGGTGGATCAAGATACCAGGTATGGAGTCTGCCCTGCGTGTGCCGAAGCCATTTGAGATTGGTGCTATGGGTACGCTGGCTGAGCGTACGTTAGAGCAGATCATTGATCAAGGCGTAGAGGGTAAAGTATTCAGGCAATCGCTCAGTCGTATGCTGACGGATACTTTTGCGATCAACCCAATGCCGCAGGTTTTCAAGCCGTTGGTAGATCTGTACGCGAATAAGGATAGCTTTACTGGTGCGCCGATTGAAACGGCTGGCATGGAACGTCTGTCGAAAGCAGAACGTATAGCAGAGAGAACCAGCCCGCTGGCTATCGGTCTGTCGCAGGTGGCTAACGTATTCTTGCCAGAAGCCACAGAGGTATCGCCGGTGCAGGTGGACTACGCAATCAAGGGATATCTTGGCTGGCTGGGCGGCACCATCTCGGCAACGTCGCACTACGCCATGATGCCGTTCTCAAAGTCTGCCTACCCGGATGCCAACTGGACAGAGACCATGTCTATGGGCTTTATCAAGACGCTACCAGCCACGCAGTCCAAGTACGTCACAGCTTTCTACGAGAACAATAAAGAGATCAGCCAAGCCTACGCTGACATGCGGCACTTTGCCCAGCTAGGTCAGGCAGATAAGGTGCAAGAGATTCTGGCGGAAAAGGGTGACAAGATTGCGATGGCTAAGTTCTACGACAATGCGTCGAAGGACATGGCAAAGATGCGCCAGGTTATTCAGGCTATCCGCAACGACGAGACGATGACGGGCGCACAGAAGAAGGAAGAGATCGACCGCATGAAGGTGCTGATCGGTGAGCTTGCGCAGCAAATGGAAGAGGCGCGAATCGAGGTCAAGAAGAGTTATGCAGCCGCTCAATAGTCATCGCCATCAAGTCCCACTCTGTGAGCTTGTAGCGTGTATAAAACCCTCTGCTTCCTAACCCATGGTAGCCAGACTGTCCTTGGTGGTGTTCAGGGCAGAGGGGGATCACCAGCCAATCTGACGCACGCTGCGCTCCGCCCACCGCATCTCGCGGGTGGTGCAGGTGAGCAGGCGTGTGACCGTAGCCGAGATGGTGGCAAAGAACGCAGCCTACCTCTGCTACTTCGTTCATATACTCCTTAACCGACTTCACTCTGCTTCCTTCGCGGACG